CCCTAGTTGCCCAAAACACTACTTTGTGTAGTTTTTCAATGTCCAGCGGCTCCTGCCTGCCGTCACGTTTGGTTACTAAGATTTGTGTCATTTTTGCCTCAATTTATTTTGTGTTCGAACATGGACGATTCCATGGTGCGTGTTATGCGAAACTTTTGCGTGTTGATATTTAACATCTCGCCTGGTGCCCAATTAAGAATATATATTCCCTGATTCACCTGGACTAAATTGTCCCCTTCATCTGTCTCAAGTAGGGTTAAATCATTGATATCGGGACGATTCATCAACAGTATAGTATAACTGATCCCTAGACTTTTTGCAAGACTACAGTATATACCATCGGCAAGCAAATCCCAGGGATCTGGCCACTCTTTTACGGTATCCCAGTGCAGATAGTGTAAGGAGATTGGAGCCATCTGCCACCAATCGTTTACATTTTGCAGTGCTTGTTCTAATGAGTTGTCTAAGTTATCAAGTCGAAGGCTATACCAAGAGATCAACAGATCGTCATTGTTATTTGGCCACACACATCACCCCAGATATTCTACTGTGTATTTGAATGTTCCTGCATCAGTTGCAGTGTATTTTACTGAAATTGTTGTACTACTTTGTTCAACACTTAGTACCAGACCAGTTGTAGCGTTTTCACTGTATTCGTCAGTGTAAATCAGTGTCCCTGAACTGTCATCTGTGTCTTGCCCAACTACATTTAATACACCCATACGCAGTGCATAACTCACTGGATCATAAAAACTGTAGCGCACAGAGAACACTGGTGCAGTTGTACTTGTCATTGTGAAAATTGTGGTTGCACTAACTTGAGTAGTAAGGCTTACAGTTTTTCCAACTTCACGGGCATATGATCCAAACTTATAGCGTTGTCCTTTATCAAGTCCAAATGCATCTTTGTTGTTTAAGGCAATTCGAGCATAACTTGCATCATCAGCATCACTGCGCTCAAACATATCACCAACGCTTACATTGTCATCACCGTTGATGTTAATTACTGGTGTAATTGCACTTCCTGCTCCTGAGAAGTTATTGCCAACATCAAGGAAGATGTTGTATCCACTCATGTTGTTGCTTACGGCACCAATTGAAATACCTTCACCACGTATATTGTCAAATAAACTTTGTGTTACACAAAAACCTTGTGGGCCTCCTGATACCGGTGTTCCTGTACCGATCAAAACACCTTGATACAGTGTAGTAAAACGGCTGTTGTTTACATTTATTCCTTCGATTTGTTCGTCGGCGTCGAAAGCGTAAGTAGCATTACTAAACTTACAACGCTCAAATACAATACTACTAGTTACTATGGTAGCAGTACTGCCAAATCTAACCAGTGCAAGGTCAGCGGCAGCAGTTCCAAGGTCAGATTGTGCCAATGGTCCTTTAAAGTCCACACTTTCAAAAATCATGTGTGTAGCATCTTCAATTAAAACTGCGGTAGTTGATTTTGCAGTTTCAAAACACAAACTTGCTATCTCTATATCAGTAGGCGGTGTTGCACTTGAATCGCCGATGTTACTACCAGTTTGTTGTAAACTATCCGCTGTCTGCATGACGTAGTTCCCACTTGCACCACTAGCAAGTTTTATAATACTACTGCTCGATCCTTCACCATACAAACGACAAAATGGTGGAACCTTCAATGGTTCTGTTACTAGATAAGTACCTGCTGGAAAGAATAGACTGCGTCTAATTTCGCTATTAGTCTCACGACAAAACAATTGAAAGAGTGCCCTGTTAATTGCTGTTGTATCATCGGTGCTGCCGTCGCCGGTTGCGCCAAAGTCTTTTACACTTGCAAAATCGTCAATCTTACGTTGTAATGTGCGACTAACTGGTGCGCTTGCACTTGGACCGGTTTGTACCGTATATCCAGCAGCTTCGCCTTTATATGTGTAACTATCTGCCAGGCCAAGTATGTCACTATATTGTGTTAATACTTCGGTATTGCCTACAGCAGGAGCACCTTCAGCAAGGGTGCCATTACCGATGTAAAGTTTTCTTTCGTCTATTACCCAACCAAATTCTGCACCTGCAAGTTGTGGTAGATTATCGCTTAAACCTTTACGGTGTGTTATACGTGATACTTGAACTATTGCCATCTAAAATTCTCTCCGATAGCGTATTTATGTGTTTGTGTAGTATAGTTCAACTCGTTTCCACCACTCCTGTCGCCATTTTTCAAACTCATTGCCTTCGATGACGAACTCTTGGTATTGTGGTTCGCCGGTAATAAGTCCTGCCTCATCCATGTCTGGTTTAACACACATTAACACAACACCTTTGCGAATGTTTGTGCCATACACTTCATTGTGTGCTTCGGCATAGGCACACAGTTGCAGTTTGTAGTCTTCAATCCATTCTTCTTTCTTGGGCTTGTTACTTTGCTTAAAGTCTAGTATGCTTTCTTGGCCTTTATGAATGCCCACACAGTCAGTAGTACCTGCATACACGTCAGGAAAGTACAAAGGTACTTCAACGCCCCAATACTCATCAACATTACACAAGCCTTCACGAATAACAGTTTCAGCCATCATATGACTTGCCCAACTAAATGGGTTACTGCCACGTGGCTTGATCTCTCCATCCAGCACATAGTGCTCAAGGTATGTGTGCATCCTGGTGCCGCGGTTTGCGGCTTCAGTGGTTATCTGTTGCGCACGTTCGTGTCCAACACGACGTTTCCAATTCTCCAGTGCAATCTTTTTCTCTTCAGGTTTGGTTTTGTCCAAGATTGTTGTAACACTGGGTACTGGGTTACCATTGGGTGTGTTATAATGACGTTTGCCGTTGATGTTTGTTCTTGAGAGTGGGTTATAATCAAATTTCATCATACTAGTTTACTATAGGTCGTTAAAAATATCAAGGAATTGTGGATAAACTTTGGCAAAATTTGTGTTCCTGTGCTTGTCCCGTAGAGATATATCAGTTTGCAAAGATTTAAGAACATACTGTAGATCTTTTGCAAACATGTATTCTTTTACTGATTGCCAATCTTCGGTCAGTGAATTATTTTGATTACCGAGCCAAATACAATGCTCGTCGATTAACTTTGCAAATCTGTTTTTATGATGCAATGGCAGAGTCTGAACGTTATAAAAATCATTGTTCTTTAGCATGATTTCAATTTCAAATTTTGAAATATCGAGGATCTTACTATTGTGCCATTCCTTTTGCAATTTGATAATACTTTCAAGGCTTAAAAAACTTATCACACTGGAAACTCTAAGATCAATCGCTGGGCATTGCGTTTTTATTGTGATAAAATTTTGTGCAACTGTGTGCCAATCTGCTCCATGTCTGATATAATTAAATGCACTACCTATGCCATCAAGACTAAAATTTACCCTGACGTTTTCAAATTTATTCCATAAAGCGCAAATGTCATTATCTTTGTGTTTAATGGTGGTACCATTGGTGTTGTATTGTAGTTTTGCACTGTTGTTTGCAGTTCGAAGTAGGTGATGCAGTATTTCGTAATGTTCGTCTTGAATTAAAGGTTCGCCTCCTGCAAATTTTAATTTTTGCACATGGGCACAAGATTTTTTAATGTTTTCTACAACATCTTTCATTTCATTCTTTGTTACCATTGCGTCCAAATTGTCATTGTACCCGAAAAGTTTCTTTTCTTCACGTGCAAGTTTACTACTGGATACACCGCTGCAGGTTCTACACATTAAATTACAAACATTATTCATTGCAATTTGAGCTTCAACATACTCTAAATTTATAATAGTGCCATCTGCTTTTGTATTGGCTAAAGATTTTGCTATTACATCTTTCCAGTTTTTGTTATAGGATTGTCTTTGGCTTTCTAAACCTGCATCTTCTATTTCATAACATGCCCTACATGCCTCAATGAGTTCTCCGTTGATCATTTTACGCCTGGCTGTCCGAAAATTTTCATTGTTATACACATCGTATATGTCTTCTTGTCTAATGTTTCCAAGCACAGACTTATCATCAGTCAAGCAACATAATCTAAGTTTTGCATGGGTGTCTACGAATAAATGTGTCCAGGCCCTGCCACAAAATGAATCTCGTTTGGTAACACTTTTTGTAAATGGCAAATCGACAATGCTGTATTCGATATTAGTTGTGTCTTTAGAAAATAATTTTTGTGCTTGTAACAATTCTTCTGCAATATTTTTATTACCTGATATAACATGAACAAAACAATTTGTAATATCTAGTTCAGTAAGAAACTTTTGCAGGTATGCAATAGTTTGTCCAAGATTTTCGCCGTAAGAATCATAAACATCATTACAATCTTGCACAATGATTATACGTTGGTTTGAAGAATATGCGTCGCGACGATTATCTTTTAAATGATTATACAGTGTATTAATAACACTTTGGGTATAATTTCCTATAAAAAATGGTCTACCTATAACATGATATAACTCAACAATATCATCAAGAATTTGTTTATTGTGCATCAAGTAATTATTTTAGGTCGGCCGGCAATGCATTTTTTGCCATTTTTTCCACTGTGTCTTGTGCTTGTGTGACTGTCATTGTATTTGAGACTTTTGCGTCTGATCCGCCACCGGCAAAAATAATTTCATCGCCGGTTACATTTACAATAACATTGTTTAGAGGTTCCTGGGTAGCCAGATCGCGCAGTTGGCTATCTGTAATATTAACACCCATATCGGATGCCATACCCAGAAATGTTGGAATACTAATTTTGAACTCTGTGCCTGTATCATCAGCACGGCCAAGCAAGAATTCGCTGAGTGCAACGAGTTGTTGTTTCTCTACGGCTCCAGCAAATTCCCAAAGGCGCATTTATCTACGAGCTCTTCCGAGACTCGCCTCTAGATCTGATTCTGGCTCTTCAGCATCAACATCCACATCAACTTCAACATCACCGGCGTCGGTGTCTACATTCATGTCCATGTCCATTTCGCCTTCACCAGGCACAACTGGTTCTTGTCCTGTTAGAACGCCTTGTGCAGATTCGAGTTGTCCCTTGGCGTTCTGTAGGTTGCCTACTAGTCCTTCTAGTGCTGTTGTTGCTTGATCGCGGAACTGTTGTGCTTGACTTGTACCCACTTCGTTCTTGATGCTTTCAACAAGTGCAGGAAGATCTTTATACTCCATATCGGTGATATCTTCAATCATATCCTGTACTCGGTCAACCATGTCTTGTGCAGCAAGAACAACCTGTGCTTGCTGAATTTCACTTTCCATGACTTTGTAACCTTTCTTTTTCTTGCCTTCTTTCTTCAGTAGAGCAACAGCAGTTACAGTTTTTTGCTCGTCAGGTGTAAGATTTTGTCCTTTCGATGCCTTGTCTAATGTAGATTTGGTTTTTGGATCATTCATGTCAATCGCCATTGGCGCATCCATTTCCACAATTGATTGCAGTGCTTGCTCCATGAAAATAGCACGAAGGTATTTTGGATTACTTTCACTGGTATGGAAAGATGTGCTATTACGATATTCGTTGATGGTTGATCTTACTTTTTTAAGCATTTCTAGTGCTTGCACTTGGCCGATTGCACTTAGGTCCATTTTCTTTTCAAAGTAACTTTCAAAAACTTTCTGTGATTTCTGTACGCTACTTGATTCCAAGTCTTGAAGTTTCATTCTCGAATCCCTTTTGTTGACAGTATTTAGCCAAATTAACACATTTATCTAATTGTTTCTTTATGCCAACTGCTTGACTGCGACTATTGTACAGTCTATCAAATAGTACACCTTTTTGAAAACTATCTGTTGATCCTTTAATGCAATTAACAAAATGAACAATTTCCATTTGTTTGTAGCCAAGTTGTTTATCACACTCTACAATGCGATTTTTGTATCCTATTAATTTGTACTTGTCAAAGATGCACCAACTGAGTGCGTTCTTTGTGTTGTTTAGTACAACCTGTTCTACCTTATTCTTATAAACAACGCATTCTTCAGAATGCTTTACAATGGTGTATTCGCCAAATACACTGATACTGTTGCCAGCATCGATGATAGCATTGGGATTGTCAATGAGATGTTTTTGTGCTAGCCTTGCAAGTGCGTCTGCGGCTTTCTTTTTGTTTTTTATAGAACGTAGTTTGCGAGAAGCCATCCTATTATTCCTACTAATGTAAGCATTATTCCGCCGCCCCATTGCATAACCTGATCATTGCGTCTTGTGGTTAGTTTATGTACGCAGTCATGCACTTCGTCTACTGTTTCTTCAATTTTGGTAATTTTTGCGTCCATCGTTTCAAGTTTTGCTTCCATAAACTTGTAACGTTCGGCACACAGCTCAACGTGGCTTTCAAGGCTCTTCTTTTCTATTGCTGTGGTTTCAACCATGTTATTCCTTCCAATAATGTATTTATTTTACACAACGCCGAAGGATATGTTAGCACTTATACCCTCAGTGATCAAATACGGGTGAAAAAATCCGTCCTTATAGGTTTCGCCAAGCCCTACAATCATTGGTACACCTTCGCAATCGCTTTTGAGTATGCCTACTGGATCGTTGTCTTTCCAAAATATTGCTTCCTGTTCGGTTTCAAACTGAAAGCACCATACTTTTTGATCTTCAATGTAAAAGGTTGTGACAGGTGTTATGTTCATTGGTTGGCATCGTAAACTGATGCACTGCATTATGGTTTCAAAGTTGCGTTGTTGATTGCGTTGATAGTTCCAGTCAGCATCACTGAGCTCACTGTTACGTCGATAACTTTTTACACCAGTTGGTGTTATATCAAATTGTGTTATTACTTCTACACCACTGCTCATAAGATGTCTCTCTTTTGCATCAAACAAACGACGGTAAACTGTTTTGCCGCCGTCTGGTGATTCATAAATGTATTTAGGCGTCGGCAACCTTAAGTTTCCATGCTACTGTTACACGAAGTTCTGTGCAATGACGGCTTGGTTCCATACCAGCATGTAGTATTTTGCTATCAAACATCACTGCTGTGTTCGGCGTTGGGTATTGTTGACGTATTTCCAATCCGTCTTTGTCAAACCACACAGTATTTCCGCCCCAAACTGGATTCCAGTTTTTATTTGCATAATATAAGACAGTGTAGTATTTGCCTTCTGGAGCATCAACTACATCCTGATGTAGACTACCGCATAAGCCAGTGGTTTGTCCATTAGCGTACACCCTGCTGAGTTCAAATTTTTTGCCTGCGTCTTTCTCAATTTGTTTTAATAATGTGTCTGTAAACAATGGATCATCGTCAAGGTCCAGCATCCAAAAGCCTAGCCCACTGCTAACACTGCGCTGTCCAAAATGCCACCCTTTTGCATATCTTGTTTTTACAAACACTTCTTCTGCTTGCTCTTCACTTAGCCAATTGTCTGCTACATCAATTTCAATCATTTTTTACCTCTACAATTTTACTGTTTGCCGCTACCACGTAACGGTTCTTGCCTTCTGCGCTGGTGTATGGAAGTTGACTATGGTAGATAAAACTAGGAAACACCAATAACAATCCATCCTTGTTGTTGATGTCAATACTGCTTTTTGTAGTCATCCACATTGTGCCTATGTCAAAGTAACTGCTGTTAAGAGCATTATAGTACCTTGTAAGTCCATTTTTGGTTTCATTGTTGCTGTCGCCAACATCAATGTAGTAGATACAACTCCAACTGCTGTTACCATGTATGTGCTTGTCGTGATGCGCACCAGGACGGCAAATGTGGCACCAACTTTCGTGTACTTTTACAGCAAGTTGCATGCCTGCGTCCCACTTGCCTTCGTTGGCCTTGCTAGCACTTTTCCAAATACTTTGATTAACAAACTCAGCAAGGGCTATTACGCTTGGATCTTCAAGATTTAAAAAGTTAAATGCACTTTCGTACAAGCCATGCTTTGCACCGGGCGCAACTCCACTGGTGCTGTTGTTCTGCTCAAGTAGATGGCAAATTTCTTTCAGTCGGTCTTTGTGCGTGTCAGCATCTTCCCATTCAAACCCATAAAAGGGAACGCTGAATTCATTGATTTCTAACATGACCGTATTTAAGCCATAAAAAAACCCCAGTTAAGAAAACTAGGGTTTTTACGGTATAAGTTACAAAAACTTATGAAGTAGCTAGCTTGAAGCCTACGTCTGTAGCCTGTGAACCAGATACGTCAATTGTGTTAGAACCAACACTTGAACCAAGACCAACAATAGCCTGGGTAAGTGTAGTTGCTGTGTAAGCACCCACTGGATAAACAGCTAGGCTGATTTGTCCAGAAGTTGCGTCTTCAACTTGGTAAACTGCAACTGTAGCAGTCTGTTGAATTTCACGAAGGATAGCTTCGACGCCTTCACCTGCGTCTAGTTCGTTCTGGAGGTCAATTGCTTGGTTTGAACCATTTTCAACTACTAGAGCGAAAAAGTCAAGAGCTGGACCTGCTGAGTTTACAAGAGCGTCTGCTGATAGAGCGCCAGTTGGATGACCGTTACCAGTATCCATATGCATAACTTGTTGTGCATCACCGTTTGAGCGAGTAAAACTTGCCATTTTAATATCTCCTAATATAGTAGGACTTGTTGTCCTTACTTTTATTTATACCAAAATGCAAATATCGGGTGGTACCTAGAGACTTTTTTGTAGGCGTTGTAGTAGCATGTAAAGATCACTTTGCATGCCGCCTTTTTCGCGCATTATATACATTAGACGTTGTACAACTTCAGATTTTTGATTTTTGGTTAATCTATCCCAATAGGAGATTTGTCTGCGTAAGATATAAAGGTATGCAGGTATGTTGGTAAACTCTCGTTGGAGCATCAACATCATGTAACTCCAATCATTGTTATCAAAGTCGCCACGCCTTAGGGCAAGTAGATTACGTCTTAATCTTAGCTCAGGTAAAACAAATGTTTTATCATCCGCAAAAAGGTATCCGTACTTTTCAGGATTAAGTATTAAGGTAATAAGGTTATAAAGATCAAGCTGGCTGGTACGGAACCCATCAAAGCCACTGGCCTCCATCATTTTTTTTGCATATCTCATTGCTGTGCCACGATCTTCATTGGCAAAAATTTGTAACGCTAGCAAGTGTTCAAACAATCTTGCAGCAATCGCATCCATGCTACGTCCAGAAACATATTCGAGTTTCCTAAACAATCTACTTTCATTGAGTTCGCGTATGAATTCCATTACAGTTCCGGATTGTTCTTGGCAAAGTTTGCTTGACTGAATCTCATCCTATCTACAAACTTTAACATTAGGCCACTTGGGAGGCGGATCACGTATCCTTCGTGCCCTGGTTCATTGTCAATGCTGGCCGAAATTTCATGTGCATTTTGATCCAGTTGTCGCACAATACCATTTTTAATACTGCTGATCAACAAGAAACTTTGTACCAATGCGCTAACACCTGCAGAGTTTGCTTGCATCCATTCTAGTATACGAGGTGCTTGTGTTGGCATTTTTTCATTTATCCAAGGCACAAAGTCTTTGAGTAGGTTATTAAAGTTGCCAGTACGAACCTTGCTGTTGATATACTGCTTGAACAGTTTAGGGAAACCGGTGATTCGTCTGTCACGCAACTCACTAGGGTTGAACAAACGATCGATTTGTGAACTGTCCACAGCTTTGAGCTTGGACAGCATGCCACTGTCAAGATTAAGCCCTGGTACACTGTCTTTGATATTTTGATTTGCAACAAACAATTCTGGAACATTTGTCGAAAATGCTCCTTCGATTGGCTCAACATCAGCACCAGGTTCTGCTACTCTACTATGAATAACAATGCCAAACTTGGCTTTTTGTATTTGTTTACCAGTATTGCTATTAGCATCTATACTGTATTTCACAGTGTTAGGTTCGAACTCAACTTTTCCATCCTTTACTACATAAGGTTTTTGAGGATGGAACAATAGGTCAGCTTGTAAATACCCTTTAAGATTTTTTGGTGTTGCTTTTTCTAGTACAGGCCAAAGTTGTGCATATAACCCTGCTAGTTCTTCTCTACCGCCGCCTTTGCGTTGTGCCAGAACGTCTGCCATTTGCTTGGGACTGGTTGCAAGTCCAACACCACCTGCTTTTAAGAATCCGCCTTTGTCAGTAAGCACAAACTCGCCATTGGGTTTGCGTCCAAAAATGATTGCTGGCTTGCCGTCCCACTTTACTGTTGCATTGGTCGGCTTTTGTGATGCAAGTTCGAGTCCTTGAATAGCAGTGTCAATACCACGACTGCCCTGCTCAAACACTAGGTCTTCCGGATGCTCTATGCGCACACCTTCCTCCAGGATCTCTGATTCAACAATTACTTGATAGCCTTGATTTACAACTCTATCTCTCAGTCTAGCTAACCAGTGTACACTATTTTCATCCTCTGTGTCAACCGTTTCTTCAAGAGTGATTCCTTGTTTTGCAGCATAGTCACGGAAGTCTGCTATTTTTTGTTCACGTTTAGGATCATTGGCAAGTGCCTTCATGATTTTTTCAACACTGCCCAATGGTGTTCTATCTGCGGCACCCGGTATAAACAACTTAGCAACTTCATCTGGATCGTCGGTGACCAGTTCATTGGTAGCTCTGTTTACCAATCCAACGTTTTGATTGATCTTGTAGCCCATGCTTTTAGCAATGCTTGCTAACAGTATAGCTCGTGTCACACCTTTGAAGTTGCTGTCGTCATCCTGTGTCAGGTACCATTTCTGAAAGTCAGGCTTTTGTAAAAACATAAAGTCTGTTTGCACATAACCATTTTCTGGGCGTCCGGCAATAGGTGTTTTAAGATGTATATTGATGCCAGTTGCAGACACCCAGTCTTTAGGCTCAAGTCCATGACTGGTTGCCCACTGTTCCAGTTTTGCTCTAAACTGACCTTTGTCTACTTTGTTTGCATCTACTGCTAGATCCAAATCACCTGACGTAGGTGTCTTGCCCGTACTGCCTAGCATGTTGTTTAGTAATGCAAGTCCAGTTAGTTGTTCTAACCAAGCCACTGTAGGCTTTACATCTGTTTGATTGATGCGAATTGTTGCAGGCTTGCCCTCAGCGTCTTTGAATTCATTACCGCCTTCGAAGAGATTCATATTATCCCTCCAATGCACGGTAAACGTCGGTGAGTTCCTTGCTTACATCAGCGGGGAAAGGAGTTCCGTTTGGTGAAGTCCATGCACTTCCATCCCACATTGCAAAGTCTTTTAATTTATATCCTGTTGGAATATAACCACGGCGTGATTTTTTCTGATCTGTGCGTCTGCTGGAACTTGAACTACTGCTTGACGCTTGTCCTCGCCTTGCACCAATAATAGTTTGTAATAAAGGTTTGAATAATTTTACTATGGTAGGTGCATCATCTTTAGCAGCTATCATTTGCTTTGCAATAGCATTTATACGTTGTGTGCTGTTGGTGTCTGTGACTGGATTGTTGCGCAACAAATTAACTTTGATAAAGTCCTGTAATTGTTTTGTGTATTCACCTTGACTTACAAATCCCTGCTGTTGTAAGATCTCTTGTGCTCTAGTATCAAAGGGTTGTCCACTGGAGTCTACCCATTGTTTGCCATCATAGGTAGCAGGACCTTTGGTGGTAGTAATCTTTGTGCCTCTTCTGGGCTTTACCCCACTGCTTGCATTGGCTTGTTTGATGCCATTTACTTTGTCTAACCATTGTTGAGCAGCAATTTTACCAAGTTTTTCGGCATTCTTTTCAACATCTTGTGCAGACTTGGATGCCTGTCTCTGAGCAATTTCAGCGTCAGTTCTTAAAAAATCTAAAGGTGCTTCAGTTATAAATTCACTTGCTTTCATCTGCTCTCCTGACTGATCTTGAGAATTTTTTAGGATCACGCAATCGAATACTGTTTAATAGTTTACGTTGTAGGTCCTCTGCTACCAATGGCTCATACAATTCGTCAATCTGTTCCATCAACCTTACAGCACTTGCAATTACATTACTTGCTCTGCTCTCAACAACATAACGTCTTTCATTAAGTTTACTGTATTTGTCGTTGTATAAGGTATCTAGTTCCTCTAGGATACTACGAGTCTTCTTTTGCATCGGTTTAATCTCTTTATCATATTTATGGCCAACGGTGAACAAAATTATACTTTGTTGTTACCCAATAGTAAATACCAAAAGGCAAATATAGGCACACATTATGGCAAACGAAATAGAACAAATACAGAGTTTATTAGAAGAATTTAGGCGACCAGTACCAAACGGTGAAGAATACCAACTCAGACTTGCTGAAGAATTTGAAATCATACTACAGCAACGTTTTACAGATTACTTTTTAAAGATACGCAAAATATTGGACCTCAATGATGACATACCACACATGACCCGCGGTAGTGCGGGCAGCAGTTTGGTGTGCTATCTCATGGGTATAACGGATGTAGATCCAATAGAGTGGAATATTCCACTGGCACGTTTCTTAAATCCACACAGGGACGACTTGCCCGACGTGGACATTGACGTACCGCATCACAAACAAGAACTGGCAATGCAACGGGTGTTTGACACTTGGCCCAACCAAAGTGCTCGTATATCAAACTATGTGCTGTACAGGGAACGTAGTGCAAAAAGAGAAGCAGCAAAACGGTTAGGTGCAAAAGGACGCTTGCCCAGGGACATTGACTATGAAAAACTAGGAGTGGATGTCAAAGAAGCAACTCGCATAGAACGCAAACTGTTAGGCAAGAAACGTTGCATCAGCAAACACTGCGGCGGTGTATTAGTGTTTGACAGGGCACTGCCCAAAAGTCTATTCCGTGATGATAACCTCATACTGTTAGACAAAAATGAAGTAGAGGACTTGGAACACCTGAAAGTGGACATCTTGGCCAACAGAGGACTCAGCCAACTGTTGGAAATAGATCCCGATACCCCACTGCATGAATATCCTAAACAGGATGATGCCACAGCAGACTTGCTGTGCCGCGGTGATGTGCTGGGTGTTACACAAGGTGAAAGTCCTACAATGAAAAGATTGTTCCGTGCCCTGCAACCCACAGGCATAGAGGACTGCGTGTTTGCCAGTGCATTGGTGCGTCCTGTTGCAATGGAAGGCAGACGCAAGGCAAGTTGGTTCCGCGATTGGACGGAAGAAGGCATCAAGAAAAACGCTATTGTGTATGAGGACGATGCTATAGACAAAATTATGAAACTGATTGGCATAAGCCCATACGAAGCGGACATGTATCGCAGGGCATTTGCCAAAAAGAATGAAGAAAAGATGATGGAGTTCATGGGCAGGTTGGGCGATCATCCTGACAAGTATGACATCTATGATCAAATGCAAACACTATCAGGCTTCGGATTATGCAGGGCACACGCTGTAAACCTGGGCAGACTCATATGGGCACTGGCATATCACAAGGTACACAACCCTAAACAGTTCTGGCGTGCCTGTTTGATGCACTGCCAAGGCAGTTATGCACGTTGGGTGTATCGCAACGAAGCAAAACGTGCTGGCTGGGACTTGCGTGACCTAGGCTTTGACAACTGGGTAACTGAAGATCCTGTGCAGAGTTTCTTGGACAAGGGTGCATGGAACAGCCCAGGCTTTTTACCTGGCATGGGCTTGCAAAAATTATACTTGGATAAGTTTCAGTTTGCTGGCATAGTTGCAAACAGCAGGGTGTTCAAGTGCGATGCTAAAAGTTACATACATTTTATCACACTGGGTGTAGGTGAAGGCAAGTATGTGGACATAGTTGTGGACAAGCCTGTGAAGTATTCAAATGGCAGTGTGGTAATCGGCGAAGGTAAACTGCATCACAAGGACAACAGCGAATACTTAAAGGTAAAACGCAAAAGTGTAAAAGTTATGCCGATTACCGACTACGTTACTTGTTAGCCTTGAGTCCTGCTAGCATCTGCTTGAGCTTGGTGCTTTCAACATCTGCACGGATCTTGCCTGGTTCATCTTCAACTGCGGCACTGTCCTCTTCGCCAGTCATAGTGCTTTTGCTCTTGATGCTTTCATAGATACTACTGCTACGCTTCTTGAACTCTTGGTAATCTTGATCTTCACCTAAGTCACGGATACGCAGACTTTCCATGTCAAACTCCAAGTCTACCTTTTGCCCCACACCACTACTTGAACGTGTCTTCATTGCTTGTATCTGATATCGCCCACGCTCACGCATTGCTCTACTTGTAAAGATACCAAATACGTTGTCAGCAGTGTTGATCTTACTGATACCACCTGCAATATGGCTGTGATCAAACTCAATCTCTTCCACAGCCGATCTGTTCAACTGCGATGCTGTTACAAACAGTATGTTCATTTCCCTAGCCAAGTTGCGTAGTTCTTCTGAAACATACTTGTCTTTTACAAACTGATCATTTGGGCTTACCTTTGCACTCACCGGCATCAACAAGTCCAAGTAGTCAACACACATAAAGTCAATACCGCGTCCAGTTTTAATTTGTAACTCTTTGCAGAATGCACGAACATCATTCACGTTGCTCTGTGCTGGCATGTATTTGATCTGCAGGTTACCCGCTTTCTTCTTCATCATCTTGACTTTCATTTCCACAGTGTCAAGATCCTTAAACAGTTGCTTTGCGGCTGTGTTAGTCAGCATACTGTCAATACGCATAGCAGTCAAGCCTTCACTAAGTTCTAGCGTAATGTACGCACCGTTAAGTCCTGCTTCCAACCAGTTTACAGCCAAGTTCTGCATAAACAAACTCTTACCCGAACCTGATCCACCTGCAAAGATCTGTAATTCGCCTCTGTTGAATCCTCCATACAGCAGTTTGTCCAGTGCAGGCCAACCTGTTGAATTCTGTCCGTTGTTGTCTTTGAGTGCCGCAAGTCTGCCACGTGGATCCTCAAAATAGTCTGTACCTAAGTCCTTTGTTAAACTAATCTGTACAGCATCCTTGATCAGTTTTTCTACAGGATCATATGTGCCTTTCTCCAGCAAGTCAGCACTCTTGAGGATAGCACGTTCTAGTTCTTTGCGTCGAGTAAATCCTTCGAACTCCTGCAAACACCAGTCTAGGTGTCCTTCATTGAGCTCTGGTATTTCTTGCAGTGTAACACCTGTAACTGCTTTTATCTGTGCCCTGTCTGGTAGCGTTTTGTGTTCGTTGCTGTGTTCATAGATGAACTGTGCAGTTTCTCTCAAGTGCCTGTCAAAGTTTTCACTGTTGAATATGTTCTGCACACGCAGGAAGCTCTGTGCATCCTGCATCATGATTTCTAAGAATAGTTGTTGTACTTCAGGTGAGTAATCTTTCATTTAACTTTTGCTTTTAGTTTTTTGCGAGCCATTTCAATTTTTATCTTGCCGCTTACACGGCTTTCCATTATCATCAGCAGTGTAGTTATCTCTCCGTAACGACAAACAGCATCATTGACGTCTTTTATGTCCGCTGGCCAGTCAGGTATACTTACACTATAGTTGTATTCCAGTGCGCTGTCAATTAATTTGAGTCCAGCCTCATCCTGGTCGGGCACCACAACAATTTCTTTTTCTAAACTGCGTATAAGTCTGCTTTGTGCTTCATTGATGTTGTTGTGCAGTACGGCCAAGCCGTTGATACACAGTGCGTCAATCACACCCTCAACCACAATAGCATATTGCCAATCAGGCTGTTGCAGGTCTGTACCAAACACATAGCCTGGTTGTATATCTTGGATGTATTTGGGTATCCTGCCATCAATGTATCGGGTAGCATGCCCTACTATGGTGTTGTTGTGTGTAAAGGGTATTATAAATCCAACACGAGCACTGTGTTCCACGTCCTGTGTTAGATACGGATAGTCTTGGGGCAAACACCTATCCTCAACGTAGTTCCACAGCACTGTGTCTTTTTCAATCTTGTATGCGCGGCTGGGCAGTTCACGCTCTTCAAACTCAATGTTCATCAAACGTTGTTGGATCTGTTGGCGCTCCAGTGCAAGTCCCTCGATGCTACGATGACGCAGACTTTCAAGATTGATGCGTTCTATTTCTTCTTGTGGTACGTTGAACCATCCCAGTAAACGTTTGGCTTTGAAACTGAGATTGCGTCCCAACATAAAACTTGCAGTGAATCCACAGTTAAAGCAGTGGTAGCTCCACGAGTCTTCGTTGAACTTGATTCCGCCACGTCCACGCTTGTCCTGACTTTCGCCATTGTGTACGCAACAGGGTGCATTGAAACTTATCCATCCGCCGGATGTCTGTTTGCGTTTTGCTGGCAAGTAAGTTAGAAGATCAATCATTCTATAAGTTTAACACGGTCTATGTATTCAATCAACCTTTGTGCTATTTTTTGATGGCCATTTTCGTTTGGGTGTCGTTTTGGACAAAAATCGTCTGCACTTAAACATTCGTGTAAGTTAAATCCGCAATTATTTTTTACATTGCTTCCTAGATTTTTTAGCATACCGTGCATGTTTGTCATCATATTTACAGTTGGCACGTTAAAACTGTTAAAGTAACCAATGGTTTGATCAAGGTTAAACCTATCATACTCCTCATGAGAAGAATTATTGACCCACAACCTATGCATTTCGTGCCATTGAGTATTCTGATTGTCGTCAAAAGGTAACCAAGTATTATGATAGAACATGTTCCAAGGAGGATCTGGTCGTTCAGGATAGTAGTTACTGTATTCGTCGATAGGATTGGCTCGATCAGCAACAAAAAAACTGTATCTTGATGGATTGGTGTATCCAACCATAAAAAGACATTCACTAAGATCTATGTTTTCTTTTATCCACCATGCAGCATACCGCATTGCTTCAAGGCTTGCGCCTGGAAATGCGGTATTGATAAATTCCATATTATAATGCTTTGCAATGATCCCTGCATAACAATGACTATTTCTGTAGTCTTCATTTGAGGAATCACAACAATGCGTATTTAATGGTAGGGTTGGATCCAGTAATTCGTCCCCATAGGTAAAACTGCATCCAAACGCAACAAGTTTTTTTAACATCTAGCGATATTTAATGCTGGTTATACTTCCGAGGTTAACTTTCACATTCGGAGCCTGCACATAGCCACTTCCGCCTGCTGTAAGCGTAAGTCCTGTGACACTGTTAGAACTAATTGTACCAGTTGCTGTTGCACCAGTACCTAGTCCTTCGATGTCCACATTTGCAGCACCAGTGGTTAAAAAATCAGTGCCGCCAGCCGCTACGCTCACAGTGCTCACAGCACCGCCGCTTATGGTTGCTGTTGCCGTTGCACCCTTTCCGTATTGATTAATTTCAAAGCGAAGATAGTTGTGATTACCACTAATGTTAAGATAAGCACGGGCTGTTTGATTTGTGTACACCGTTTGTGTGCCAACATCATACCATGGTCCTAGTTGTGTGTCACTGCCTTGTGCTTTTACGTTGCCGGTGAAGTTGTCAAAGTCTAATTGGAATGTGGTCAGGTCCTGACCAGCGGTGTACGCTTCACTAGTATGTATCCTGTTCTTACTGTCAAGATCCTGCGGTAGATGGCTAGGTACCGTTAGATCCTTGCTTGCAACAAAATCTGGATAAACACTGTCTAGTACATCCGCAGTGCCACGTCCGCCCGCATAGTCATCTACATAAACAGTTTCCCACAAATCTCCACTACCGCGTTCAACGCTGTAGTTTGCAGTTTGAGGATCCACTGTGTCGAGATCTTCTTCTGTGAGTGTGACTTTAGCCCTACCGTATGTAGAGTTTAAATGCACTAGATCTTTGCTTACAAGTTCTGTTTCACCGTCCTGACTGATAAGCCTAAAGGTTAATGTGCTACCTGAAATATTTACAGGCTTCTGGTCTTGATTGATAAATTCAAATAGTATGACATTATCAACACCACGATTGATTTTAAGGTTTTTTGCGTACACTGGTTGCCATCTCCGATCAAAGTATGCTCCACTGGTATTGATTAACAGTACCTGCTGTTTTTGTTGATATAAATAGGCAGTGGTAGAATACATTTATAAAACTCCGTTATAACACTATTTATGGGACCAGAAGTATTTGAAAAATTAGCAGAACGTTATCCTTTTATAACCTTCTGCACCTATGCTAGCAACGAGTATGTTGGAGTAGTGCAGAATCAGGATGACATTGTAACCACCATCTACGACTTTGGTGCAATACAGAGTCAGGAACTCAAAGAACTGTTCCTAGATCTAGCAAACACTTGGTGGTGGGAAAGCAACAGAAGCATACCAATCAACATATTTCTAAAAAAAGAATGGGATCCATTCAAGCCATATCTAAAAACTTTTATCAATAAAGATTTAGAAATACTCCATGGGCCCTGCACAAGCCTTGCTGAACTTAGCAGAAAAAAGACCAAGCGGAAAAGTATCACTCTTGTACGGAGGGTGGATTAGCAATCTGCCACTTTAAGAACTCCAGATTCTGATGATCCCATTTTAGTGCAAATATTGTAAAGTCTTGTTCGGTCATTGCCACACAATGGTACTTGTCAAGTTGTGTATACACAATAGGAAGCCTATCCAGTTTGTCTGTGATACTACGCCAAGCATAACCTCTGGTCATACTGTTACTACCGCCAATGAACGGCCAGGCTACATATTGCATTGTGCTTGTTCTAGTAGATTTATATGCAATGCGATAAGTTTTGCGTAGCCAAGACTATGAGATTTTTTGAACACAAATCCTCTACTGTCGTTGCCATCCCACACACTAGCAAACACAGTCTCCCACGGCTGACGCTGTAGATGTGCCTTGCCTGGGCGTATGATAGCAATAAAAGCCGCCATCCTGGGTATGCTATCAGGCCGCATTGCACACACCAAATCATGATAGTTGCTGATGTGTACTACTTGTTCGCAGAATGCTTGGTCCAACAGTAACTTCCAGTCAGGCTCCTTGGCTAACATAGCATCATAATGAGCTTGGTCACGCACTAGTGTGTACACGCTTTGATTCAGGAAGTCAATTTTAAAGTATCCACGTTGTTCTGCCTCACGATAGTCAAGACTGGCACAACCTTGTATTGGGTCAACTGGCACCGGTGTAACATATACACCTGAGTTATGTTTGCGTACTTCGCCGTTGTTTTCCTGTCGTGCTGGTATGTGTTTGATTAACTCCAGCACGTTGTTTCTATCCGCAAAATCTATGTCAACATCTGCACTCATTGATCTTCTCGACTATTTTTTCAAAATTTTCAAAAAATTCGTTTAATATTTTATCTGAATTTAACATGTTTCTTAAATTGTGGTCTGCAATTTCTTTCAATTGATTTTTGTGTTCTTGCCAATCGAATGTGTTTAGTTTTTGTAACACCTGTGTAATTTTATTAATGCGTTTAACAGAGTCTGTTTCTTCATCATAGCTTTCATCCCACAATGTATTATACGTTCGAAAGCCTAGGTCCTGCAAGTTTTTTAAAAACAAAGGAGTTGATACTATTATAAAAGGCATGCCGGTAATCAAAGATTTTACAGTTTTTTCAGTGATAAAAAAACTATCCTGCCAATCTATATCTGTCTCTACAACTAAATTTAAATATGCGCTATTGTACATGTCAATTGGCAACGTTTGGCTAACATTGTGATAGTATTCAGGAATTAATGCTGTATAAGGATCAAACTCGCCTTTAACAAAATTTACCACATCCAAATGATCATTGGGTATACCTAAATTTTCTCCACTGTATCTCAAAATGTAATTTTTGTATTCAATATTTCTGGAGATAGCGTCTATTACTTTGTCTCGCTCGTGTCTGACATTTCCAATGGTGCTACAGAAAACATAATCTTTTGGATATTTAAAATCATAGTTTTTGTCAAGATAAAAACAAAAGCGATGCGGACTCATGTAGGTGTCAAGCATCTCGACGAGGAAAAAACAATAATACATAATATCGTAGTTTTTAATGCCGATGTTGTGTTTATCTTTATCCCATGTTCCGCCAGTGAGTATGATATAGTGTTTGTTTTGATTGTATCTGCGAAAGTATTTGTCAGAGTGGATACTTTCGGTTAGATTATTAATTACAATTACACTCTGATCGCAACTATTGATTGACTCAACATCCTGATAATGATACGAGGGCAACTGCAAAAAATAATGTAAATCAGGTGAGCAAGTTTTATTGTGATAAAACATCTGATTTGTTTTCCAGATTTCATATTGATTTAAGATATTTTGAAAATATTCTTTAATCGGAGTCATCACCAGCCTGCCTGGCGCAGAATTTCTTCTGCGTATGCTTGATCAGCGGGATAGTCCCGAAACTTCTTCTGCCAGAAGTCTGAATCAATCCAGGGCCACACTATTTGTATCTGCTCTGTGTTCATGTTGTTAAGGAACTGTTGTCCACTGGCACAGTTGTAAATGATCCAAGGACTTATCTTGCCTGTGCTTATAGCGTATGTCACTGTGTTGCTGTTTCCATAGCGTAGCACATCATGTGGCTCGCAACCCTTTTCCTCACCCCAGCATATAGAGTAGTTTATAGCACGTTGTAGTGCGTCTGTGAGTGCTTCTGTGCGCAGATACTGTTGCAAGTATTCATCATACATGCTGTCCTTAGCCCAGTGATCCAGTTTCTTATTGTTCTTAAGCAACCAATCAATGTAGCGTTCCACGTTGATTGCGTTGATGTTTACACACTGTCTGCCAAACTTCACAAACGCATTATAATAAGGGCTCTTGGCAAAGTCGTCATAGGTCTTGAACTTGGCACTGCCTTGTGTCATTTCATAGAAACGCAGATAGGCGTTCAGACCAATCTGAACACCTTTTTCGTTTTGCTGTTGATGTCTACGTTTAGGTTCGCAAAGATGTACTGCTAGTGTACTTTCTTTCTTGAAACCTTTCTCACAGTACTTGCAAACATGACTACTTGTCGTTTCCAAGATCCTTCATCATCTCCCGTAGTTCTGCCTTGGTAATTATCTTGCTGAGTGCGTCAATGTCACTCATTTTAGCCGATGGCATGAGTTCCATCAGTGTCTTTTTAACTTCGTTATTGCCTTTGTCTTTCTTCTTAGGTGCAATCCATTGGTGTCTGTGTGAGCCCATGCCAGGACTTATAGTAGTTGCTAACAACCATTGTAGTTTAGGATGTTTGCTCAAGTCAAAGAAGTGTTTGTTCAGTCTTTCGTTGCAGGCAACCAAATAGTATTCTTGCAGTTCACTAGGTCCTTGCACCGCACTGCCCCAACGTATCATGAGAAAGTTGCTGAACTTCTTGCGCTCTTCATCCGTGAGGCTGTCGTAAAAGTCTCTGCTTTTACGATCCAGTTGTGCCATTTCATTTTGTATGCTGAGTTTTTCCACTAGAATGCCTTGTTGTAGTCTACTACTTCGCAGTTACGGCTGATGTCTTTTACAAAGTAAGCACACTTAGGACTATCGCCATCCTCAAAAGGCACTGCTAGCATTTGTCCATTCTTGAGTTTTGGCGCATACCAACTTACGTCTTGATAAACATCAATGATTTCAATGTCGTGATAAGTTGGACTAAAGCTACTACGTGGATTGTATTCAAAAATTTTAAAACCTCTATCATTGATACTGGTCAACGGTAGCATCTCAAGATCACCAACATCGGGCTCGCCAATAAGTACTTGCCAGTCTATGGGCATTTTTATTTGGTTGCGTCCTATTCGTAATACTAGTGCCGGTGAGTTAAAACTTTCTAAAAATATTAGTGGAATAAACATATAATCAGGATCACCAGGATCACTGTTGTCAAAGATAGCAAACCTCATGTCGTCAATTTCTTCAGGCAACTGATCTAAATCAAATGTTGTATTTTCTAGTGTAAGTATTCTCATAATTTTATAATTGTTCCTTAGCAATAGTATAAGGTATTTCGATGGTTTCATCGAGTATTCCGGTTATATTTGATGTCCATTTATTAGCAAAACCAGCATTTGTAGCTAAATGCATTCTATCAGGATGCCATAACACTACATCACCTGCCAACCAACTTTTAATTACGCTATTACCTGCCTGTATAAAATGGCCCGGAGACCAATCAGAAATAAAAACTATAAATCTTACAATAAATTGTTGATTATCAGGATATTGCCTTTTAAAGTACCAAAAATGGTCCTTGTGCCATGGCATTGTGGTACCAGGCGGTTGCAAGGTAGGACGATTAATTCCATTTTGCAATGGTAAGTTGGTTACAATATCTGGCTCCCACTGCATACGAATTTGTTGTTTTTGTGCTGTGGTTTCCCAACTGCGAGTATTTTCTTTAGTGTATCCCCAATCTCTACCCATTTGGATTGCATTATTGTACTGGTCGCCGATGCCATCCCAACTGTCTACAACACTTACCAGGTCTGTCCAGTAATTTGGATTGCTCTGTACAGCATCTTCGCATTCATGTTGTATAGCCTGCCAATCTGCGGCAATATTTCCAAACCAAATAAAGTCTTTGCTACTTAAGATTTCTAGCAATCTCGTCCGTGATACAAACACGAATATAATCTCCTCTTAAAAATTCTTTCCTTAGACTTTCAGGACCAAGTGCAAGTGTCATTGTGTTTGTGCTGATCAATCCTAGCTCTTTACACACACTGTCAGCAATTGGTTTTATTGTTTCTACCACGGTGTCATGTGAAAACTTTTGCATTAATTGCATACTCATATAACACCCAAATCTGTCAAAAATATCTGCACCTAATATTCCTGCGGTTACACCATCATCTACCTCAGTACGTGTGAACCGAATTCCTAAACGCAGTTGATCAGGTGCCAGACATTTGCTTAAACTTAGTGCAAAGTCTTGTATGCACTCGTAACTTAAATCGTATTGCACACCTTGACTGTTACCAAAATATGCACCATCAATCATAACAGGTACACCAAGTTGGTCAGCCAGTGAAAGAACGTTGTGTGGATATGTACTGCCATTACCGCTGTAAGGCAAACTAATAATCAGTAGGTCATTGCTTTGTAATGGCTCTTCTTCAAGGTACACAAAGTCTCTATTCCAGCTTTTACTGAGAATTTTAGTAATGATAAAATCACTGCGACTGGATCTCACACGTCTGTTAGGATAACGTGCTATAAATTCACCAAATGCATCTGTTGTGCCTGGAATAAACCCACTGTAGGGTAAACACTCCAAACCTTGTACAGTATTGTAAGTGCTATCTAGTATCCAATCTCTCCAGGCTTGATCATGTTGTTGATTGGTGACACTAGCAAGGTCATCTAGTTTCAATTTTGACAGCAGTTTATCCGCGTATCTAATGAATTCAGGTATCTGTAGTGGGGTATGTCCTATGTCCATTAAGTTTTCCACTCCATGCGTTCTTGAGTAAATGGATAGTTTGCGTCTTTGTAGAACTGTTTGCGTTTGGTAAGGTGGCGTTTTGCGAACTTGCAGGTGCTGGTTACGTCCCAGATTTGGACATAGTCTTTGTCTTCTGCTTTTCGAATGCCGCGCCCAATACTTTGGATTACACGAACAAAACTTTTGCCAGGCTCAATGAGAACAAGATTGAATATGCGAGGAATATTAATCCCAACAGCCGCAACTCCGTAGGTCGCAACAATGATCTTGCCTTCCGATA